GAGGAGACCGAAGAGGAGACCGAAGAGGAGACCGAAGAGGAGACCGAAGAGGAGACCTCCGACAAGGAAGCGGCCGTGTTCTCCATGACGGCCGACCCCATGGGCCTCTCCGGCACGCCGGATCTGTCTTCCGACGACGACAAGCTCCTCGCCGAGATCTTCAAGTCCGCCGGTGACGACGATTCCGACGACGATTCCGACGACGAGGACTCCGACGACGAGGAAGAGGTCGAAGAGGTCGAAGAGGAGGAGGACGAGGAAGAGGACGAGAAGGAAGCGAAGAAGAAGAAGGCTTCCCGCACCGCCTCGCAGAAGCCCCGGCGCCGCAAGCCCGGCAAGGGCCCGAAGAGCCTCGGCCACGTGACGAAGACGGCCGGCGCGAAGGACGAGGTCTCCGAGCTGTCGAAGCTCTGGGACTCCGATCCCGACGTGAGCGATCTCTTCTAGGTCGCTGCGACGACGCTCCGAGGCCCTCGTCCGAGCACGGGCGAGGGCCTCCGGTTCTATATAGACGGACGGATTTTTCGATAAGTCGCCTATATGGCGGCCATATCTGAGCAAGCGGGTGTCTTTGAAGCCCGCAATCCTTTCGAAACCACGCCCCTGTAAACAGGGAGAAGAGAGGTTAAAGAATGCCCCTTCTTGGACAGGCGAGCGGTGGGTGGACCGAGTCGAGCAGTGCGCTTCGTCTCCTTCACGTCGGTGTTCGTAACACCGTGGGCGTGTTGACGGACGACTCCTTCACGCAGACCAACCCCCCGAACGTCGCAACCAACGTCTCGGCCCAAGTGGATCAGAGCGTACTCGGCGTGCTCAGCGGCTCCGTGTGCTTCACGCGGCCGGACGTCGGCTCCAACCACATCGGTGGCCCGGGTAACCAGGCTTGGGCCATCGCCCAACCTGGCGAGGACCAGTCGATCGTCATCGGCTATCACGTCCTCGGCTGCTTCATCAATACGGCGACCGGCAACGCCTATGAGAACCTGCCGGGTCAAGCGTCGGGCAAGGGTCCCTACGTGTCCTCCCAGGGCACCTACGGGAACCAGCTCTACGAGACCCTTCTCATCGGTGCTGCGGCGGCGGCCCCTGCGGGCACGGCGATCACGTACATCACCGGGATGAACCTGATCGCGAGCCGCAACGGGTACCTCACGCCGCAGACGGTGATCACGGCCGGTGTGCTCGATCTGGCGGATCAGCCCGCGATCGCTGCCGAGTCCTACAGCCTCAACGCGGCTGGCTCTTCGACCGTGATCGGCGTCCTCAAGATGCCGGCGGACGCGGTCCAGAACGAGCTGGTCTACGACCAGCGGATCTAGGGGAGGTACGACCATGCCAGTCAGCAACGCTGTCAAGCAGAAGATCATCGGTGAGTACCTCAAGACCCCGCAAGGTCGTGCGAAGCTCGCCGCGTCCATGACGCAACCTTTGCGAACGCGAAGGGACTACTCGAGCGTCGGCAGGAAAACCTTCCTGGTCGAGCAGTTGCCCGATGGTGCACTGCCGATCTACGACAAGGATCCTGACGTCACTGCGTACGTCGTCGGCGAGGAGGGCGAGAACATCCTCGCCGTCACCAAGCCGCGTCGCGTCATCTTCCCCTTGTTCGAGATCGCCTCGAACCCCGAGATCCCGCTCACGCAGATCAAGGAGCGCCGGTTCGATCTCATCGAGCGGTCCCAGGATCTCGCCCGTGCTCAGGTGCAGGCCGCCGAGGACGAGCGCGTCTTCGCGATCCTGGACTCGATCGCCACGGTGGGCTTCGATTCGCTTCCGGGTCAGCTCAACGCCGACATTCCGGTCGTCGCCCCGATCTCGGGTGCCGTCCTCGCGGACGCGTTCTCCCTGATCGAGCGTCACGACCTCCGCGTCGCCCGCGTCTACATGAACGCTCGCGACTACGCGGACCTGCGGAAGTTCGGCCGCGACATCCTCGACATCGAATCGCAAGCCGCGCTCCTCAAGACCGGCCTCATGGCGACCCTCTGGGGCGCGACGCTCATCACGAGCCGTCTCGTTCCGGTCGGGACTGTCTACATCTGCTGTGAGCCCGAAATGTTCGGCCGGATCCCGGTCCGCACCGAGCTGACGGTCCTCTCGGCAGACGATCCGAAGGCCAGGACCATCGGGTTCTCCGTGTTCGAGAACATCGGACTCGGAGCCTACAACCCGCGTGGTCTCGCGCGTCTGACGGTCACCCGCTAGCACTAGCGGCGACGCGTCCCCCTCCGCGTGAGGGGGACGACTCCAAGCCCCTGTCTCCTTCCGGGGAGGTGGGGGCTTGGTGTATCAGTCTGATGATACTCCTGTACCCCCGGCTAGATCCGGTCCCGCTAGCGTAGACCCCCTGAGCGAAGCGAAAGGAGGTCCCCATGGGGGATTTGGACAACACCAGGAAGGGGAAGACTCTCCGGATCCTCGTGGAAGAGGAGTTCGACCCCGAGGCTTTCAAGGCACGCAAGGTGCGGAGGGGTAGTGCGTATACGCCGGATCGTAACGCCTACCTCGTCCTCTTGCTGGCCTACGATCAGTACATGGAGCACTGCAAGCGGCTCGCGGCTCGCGGGGTGGACAACAAGGAGTTCAACCGCCTCTACGATGGCGTGGACTTCGATCGGGTAATCGCGGACGCCACCGAGAGGGGGTGGCTCGGCAACCCCCAAGTGCCGCTCCAACCCGAACGGGTCGCGGCGGCGGTGATCTACTGGGTCTCGAAGGGCTACCTGATGAGGCGGCCCGACAAGAAGAAGAAGGCAGCTTTCTCCTTCGACGACTCGGGGCTCCGGTTGTGCGAGGCTCTCGCACGGACCCGGGAGTACCTCACGTTATCCGTCGTGTCGATCACGGGAGGGAAGAAGGACGGCAACAACTACCGGTGGGCGCCCCTCGTGCTCGTCGGTCGGCTCCTCGACGGGACTCCTCGGTACCGGGAGGACTTGCCGGACGCCACGGGGTTGCTTCCGAAGCAGATCAAGCGGGCCGAGGGGGTCTTGAAGAAAGGGTTCACGGTCCTCGACCACGAAGGCGATGAGGTGTTCTTCCAGGGGGAGCTTCGGAAATCCGTCAAGAACCCCAGCAAGCTCGTCCTCTCCCCCGGCGTGATCCAGCGCGGCGACGTCGACCTTGACGAGATCCCCGGCTCGGCCGAAGAAGAGAAAGCCGACCTCGACGAGAAGATCAAGGACATCGAGGCGGTCACCAACCAGGTCCTCGGCACGGACAATGGGGGCAACGGGAAGGATCCGGACCCTACGACGTTCGACGAGACGGTGCGGTCCGAGCTGAAGAAGGTCGGCGGTGACCCGGTCTCCCCGCCCCCTTCTCCGAAGATCGGGATCGATCCGGACGAGCTGACCGAGTTCCTCGACGACGTGGCGAAGGCGCCGGCACCTTCTTTTGCCGCCCCGGCCCCGGTGTCGAGGGTTCGTCCTTCTGGGTTGGTCGAGGTGGTCGCCACGATCAAGGCCGAGGACTACGCCTCGGTCTCCAAGTACCTCCGTGACGAGGGCCTCGGGACGATCGAGGAGAGCTTTGCGGAGCACCTCGACAAGCTCACCGAGGAGGCCCGTCAGTACCATGACGAAGCCGACGCAAGGGCTCGTTATGAGTTGCTCATCGCCGAATCGGAGGCGCAGCGGGCCGCGGCGGAGAAGCTCAAGTCCGAGTACGGGTTCTAGGCTTTTTCTCTCCCTAATCCTTCGATATGGCGCCCTATTCTGTAGGGTGTCATAGGAGGATTTGGCATGGGGGACTCGTTGGTCGACTGCCCGATTGAGGTCGGGCCGGAACACCAACTCGGTGCCTACGTCAACGCGTTCCGGGTCCGCCGGACAGCCAAGGGTGAGCACGTCCTCGATTTCCTTCTCTACTCCGAGGTCGAGAACGCGGCCAAGGTCGTCTCGCGGATCCGGGTGGACGAAGCCTTCGTCCCCCACATCAAAGAGCGCTTGGGCACGGCATTCCGAGACTTCCGCGGCATGGTGGACTTCTAGATCACCAACGAGCTTCTCGCCGGTATAGTCGATGGCGGGTATAGTCCGCCCGGCTATCGGAGGTAGTGGATGAAGATCCAATGGCAACGTGGCGTGTTCTATGAGTTTCGTGCCACCACGAAGGTCCACTTGGGGGCGGTACAAGAGGACGTCTACGAGGACGACGTCGTCGAGTTCGATGGCGCCACCATGAAGTACGCCGGGCAAGAGTGGGCAGTCCCATCGGCTCGGGCGGCGATCGACGCCGGGTTCTTCGTGCCCGTGGCGGACAACGTATCGAGGTACGTGTCGAAGCCCGCGGGCGTGAAGGTGCGGCCGGCGACGGCTGCCGGCAACGAGCGTGGTGAGCCCATGACGATCGAGACCGCCTCCGAGGAAGAGGCGGTGGTGAGCACGCTCGGTGCTCACCAAGCCCGACGGAAGGAAGCGGGGAGGGCGAAACCCGGTCGTCATCGTCGAGAAGCTCCGGCCCATACGCCCCAACAACGGCACACGCGTCCCCAAGCGGCGCCCGGCCCTCGCCCCGCCGAACCCCTCGAGGGGCTCTCCGAGGAAGAGGTCAAGGCCGCCGCTCGGGCGGAGGCGATCAACCGGGCTCGGATCGCCAAGGCGATGGAAGCCGAGGTGCTCCCGCCGGCCGAGTACGACGACGAAGACGAAGACGACACGCCGGCGTCGAAGTATGCGGTCGTTCAGGTCGACGACCAGGGCGGTGAGGTCGTCGGCAAGACGTACCAGTTCTCGTCGGGAGCCGCCGTGGGTGCTTCGGGGGACAAGAAGCTCAAGCAAGGTACGCCGGTCCACAAGATGCGTGTCGGGTCGCGCCCCGTTGCGGAGACCCCGCAACGTGAGGAACCCCTACCGGCCACCCAGGTGCCCGCCGAGGGCAACACGGATATCTCCGAGACCCTAGAGGGGGGTGCCACGGGCGACGTCTCTGAGGCACGTTCTGGGGACGACCTGACCGACCTTCTCCCCGACGCGGCGAAGGGTGCCGGTCCGAGCAAGGCGCTCAAGTGGGACAAGAGTCCGCATTGGCGCACTCGGGTGAAGCTCGCTCTCGAGCAGTACGGGGATAACCCGGCGAAGCTCGAAGAGATCAAGGCCGTCGAGTCCCCGGGTGTCGTGAAGGAGATCGACAAGGCGCTCGCGAAGTCCGACGATAGTTAGCCTATCGGGTCCTCAGGGTAGACCCGGAGGACCGAATGGCCGACAAGCGGGGAAGTAGCGAAGCAGCATGGGCCCTCATTACCGAGGGCGTCACGGCCGCACGCCTAGAGGCTCACCGCCTCCGCCATCTCGTGACTCGTGGCATGAAGATCGTGAACGGGTCCGAGCACCGAGAGCACCTCTACCAGCTTGCCGGCGATATCCTCACCGCCGCTCCGAATCGCCTGACGGCCCTTGAAGTCACCCTCGACCGAACGGCTCTCGCCCTCTCGAAGATGGGCGAGGACTACTTGAAGGCCCGGCTTCCGATCGACGACAAGACGCTCGTGGAAGAGGCGATCGAGCCGGCTGGTGGTTTCCACAAGGCTCGTGTGCAACGGATCGCTCGTCGGTGGGTCGCGAGGCATACGGAGTGAGCCGTCGTCTCCAACAACTCGTAGACGAGGCGAAGTCTGCGGGGTTCACGATCACGAAGGACCCGGACGGGACGATCAAGATTGTGAAGAGGCATGGTGGACACGGACGTCCGATTCGCGGGCTCGTGATCTTCCCCAACGGCACCGCCTTCGACGCTACCGTGGACCTCTCGG